TTCCGCATCAATGCAGGGAACCTGACCATCGAGTTGAAGTAATGGCACTGGTACTCAAGGATCGCGTCAAGGAGACGACCACCACCACCGGCACTGGCACCTATACACTCGCTGGTGCCGTTACTGGTTTTGAGGCGTTCTCGTCTGTGGGCAACGGTAACACGACGTACTATGCTTGCTCTGACGGCACAGATTTCGAGGTAGGGATTGGAACGTATACGTCATCCGGTACAACGCTGGCTCGTACCACGATCCTACAAAGCTCTAACAGCGATAACGCTGTTAACTGGTCCGCTGGTACGCGCACTATCTTTTGTACGCTCCCGGCGGAGAAGATGATCTTTAACGACGCCAACAACGTGATCCAAGGCTTTACGGATAACTCGCTGGCATTCGCGATTGCGTTAGGATAGTGACATGGCAAATGCGTTTAAGACTTTCACGGATACTGGGGTAGGCACTGCAAACGCAGATGTCTATACCTGCCCAGCCTCAACAGAAACCACCATCATTGGCCTGAACGTAGCGAACATTCTAGCGGTGTCGATCACTGTGTCTGTGCAGTTGATCAACAGCGACGGCGACAACGTACACATCGTGAAGGACGCTATCGTCCCGGTAGGCTCGTCGCTGGTCGCGGCGGGTGGCGACCAGAAGATTGTGATGAACGCGAGTGACATCTTGCGAGTAACGGCAAGTCAGGCGTCTGCCGCTGATGTAACTCTGTCGGTACTGGAGATTACCTGATGGCACTTAGTAAGGTCGGTTCAAATCAAATTGACTCTGCGGCATCGATAACCGTTTCTGGAAATCTTAGCGCGGATGGCGGCACAATCAAGCTGGACGGCAACTATCCGACAGGCACGAACAATGTGGCTCTGGGGGATGCGGCTCTTGGCGGAGGTTCGCTGAGTGGCGGGTCTAATGTCGCAATCGGCACATCAGCATTAGATGCAAACACATCAGGCACAACCAACATAGCAATCGGCGTCAACGCACTTGGCGCAAACACTACGGCATCTGACAATGTTGCAGTGGGCCACTCTGCATTGAAGTTAAACACAACAGGCACATACAACGTGGCCGTTGGTTACGAGGCTTTGGATGCAAACACCACTGCAAATAATAATACGGCTGTGGGTTATGGAACACTCACTGCAAACACCACCGCAAGTGGCAATACGGCTCTCGGGTATGAGGCCGGGAAAGCTACTACAACGGGTGCGGCAAATACCTTTTTAGGATATAGGGCTGGCTTTACCAGCACAGACTCACCAGCCAACACCATTCTTGGATATAGGGCCGGTGAAACCAATTCCTCGTCTACTGGTTATAATGTTTTTGTCGGTAACTATGCTGGCTACAGTAACACCAGCGGCCATAGCAACTGCTTTGTGGGCGCTAGAAGTGGCGGTCTTGCTGCCGGTTATTATGTTACTACCGGCAGCAAAAATACAATTATTGGTGGATTTGACGGTAATCAGGGTAGCCGAGACATCCGCACATCTAGCAACAACATAGTTATTTCAGACGGCGATGGTAATCCTAGAATTTTTGTAAACAACGGTGGAAATGCATATATAGACACCACCAACGACTATGGCAGTTACACGGGAAGTATAAATGTAGGGTCCGGCGGCTATACGCTTGGTTTTGGAACAAGTAATGGACAGTTTAGGAATATATATGCCGTCAACAGTGGCGGCAGTATTGCACTGTATTTCCATAGCGGTTCCAACATTGCAACACTATCAACTGGCGGGGCTTGGACAGATGCGTCTGATGCCTCTTACAAGCGTGATATCACGGATTTGAGTTATGGCATTGATACCGTGAAATCGTTGCAGCCTCGCATGTATCATCTTGTTGCAAATGAAAACGACGATGACCCACAGATTGGGTTTGTTGCTCAAGAAGTAGAGGCCCACGTCCCAGAGGTTGTTGTCGGTGGTGAAGAAAAAGATGGCAGCATTAAAAAGGGTGTGTCGTATGGTCGGATGACGGCTGTGTTGACGAAAGCACTGCAAGAAGCGGTGGCAAAGATTGAAACGCTTGAAGCAAAAGTCGCAGCACTGGAGGCTGGCTAATGGCATACATCGGCAAAGCACCCAACACAGCGATAGTAAACCAGACAACGAGTCAGTCATTTAACGGAACTGGTTCGGCGACCACCTTTACGCTGAACAGGTCCGTCAATGTGGGCGAAGACCTAGAGGTGTTTGTTGATAACGTCCAGCAGGAACCGGGGTCCGGCAAGTCCTACACCGCATCTGGCACGACACTGACATTCGATGAGGCACCGCCGTCAGGCACCGGCAATGTGTATGTCATCTACCGTGGTGAGGCGACTATCAACCCGCGCCTTGAGCATGATGCTAACGCTGCGCTGTCGGCGACGACCGGTACGTTTAGTGGTGCGGTCACTGTAGCGAATGGCCTGACTGTTGATGACGATGGCGCAGCACCGCTGACTGTAGACCGTGCGACAAGTCACGGCGACATAGTGGAAGTACAAAAGGACGGCACACGGTTTGGTGCGCTGGGGTCACAGTCTAGCGGCTTTTATATTGATGGTGAAAGCGGACACTCTGGATTGCGGTTTGCCAATGGTGCGGTAACTCCTAGAGAAGACTTAGCAGACGCTGACAACAGCAATGACTTAGGTGCATCAAACAATCGCTGGGCTAATCTCTATCTTGGCGGCAACCTGTACATCGGCGGCACGGCGGCGGCAAATGCGCTGAGTGACTATGAGGAGGGTACTTGGACGCCAACAGTTTATGGTTCAACTACTGCTGGCAGTTACACTTACACCACGACTGGAAACTCACCGTATGCGACTTACACCAAGATAGGGCGAACTGTTCTTTTACAAGTTATGCTCAACAACATAACAGAATCGTCGGCTGGTTCGGGTGATGTATTCGTAGGTGGATTGCCTTTTGATAAAGTGGCGGGGAGTGCGCCTTTTGGTTGTGTTCATCTAAATAATTGGAATACGACGGGAACTATTACAGGTGTGACTGTTCATCCAACAACATTTGCAAACAGCGGTAATGTTTTGCAGTTTACATTAGACTTCGACAACACTGGCTCAAACAGTCTTAGCCTGAGTTATCTGAAAAGCGGTTCATCCGACATAGGTTTCAGTTTGACTTATCTTACAGCGTAACCCCGCCAGAGGTAGGGGTTGGACAGGTCGCAGCCATGCGACGATAAACTTAGAAGGAGCAAACAATGGCACTGACAAAAGAATTTGAATACGACTGCGAGGTGCGTGGGCCGTACAAAGCCGTACAGGTTCGCAAGGCAACCATCATCAAAGATGGCAGCGACGAGATTAGCCGCACTTATCACCGGCACGTCTTGCAATGCCGCACCAAGTCTGGCGACACATGGGCCGACACCGACATCAGCGGGGAAGACGCATCTGTACAGGCAGTGTGCAACGCCGTGTGGACTAGCGCAATCAAGTCTGCGTATGAAACATTTGTGGATTCGCAAGAAACCCCGTAAGGATTAGGCCATGCCGCTCAGTAAAATTGTAGCAAACTCCATCACGGACAACACGATTACCACGGACCAGATTGCTGACACCTCCGTGCATGGGCGGCGTAACATTCTCATCAATGGAGCCATGCAGGTAAGTCAGCGTGGAACCAGCGCATCTGCCACAACAGCTAATGGCTACAATGTTTGTGACCGTTGGCATCAATCAATGTCTAGCAGCGGTACATTTACGCTGTCACAATCAGCTATTGCACCCTCTGGCTTTGCCAATAGCTTCAAGTTTGACTGTACGGCAGCAGACTCGTCGCCGTCGAACATCATTTTTGCACAGCGAGTTGAAGGTCAAAACTTGCAGATGCTAAAGAAAGGCACGAGTGACGCCTTGAGTGCTACTCTGTCTTTTTATATTCGGTCAAACAAAACTGGCACCTATCAGGTGAATATGTACGATACCGATAACACCCGCATCATTGGCAAAACGTACACCATCGACAGTGCTGACACATGGGAATACAAGACACTTACTTTTGCTGGCGATACTAGCGGTGCATTTGCGGACGACAATGGAGGTTCGCTAGAACTAGAGTGGTGGTTTGCTGCTGGCTCCAGCTATAACAGTGGTGCTGTTCCTACAGCTTGGGAAGCTAAGTCTGATGGTGACAGGGCCGCTGGTTTGACTGTTAATATTGGTGACAACACAAGCAATGAGTTGTTTATCACCGGCATCCAACTTGAAGTCGGCGACAAAGCCACCCCCTTTGAACACCGCAGCTTTGGCGAGGAACTGGCTCTGTGTCAGAGGTATTATCAAGTTCCCACTAATAACGCTATGTATGCCGCTACAAGCAACGGGTCTAGTCAAATAGCAAATATCGGGGTTCCCCTAGTCACAACATTACGGGCTGACCCTACTGCCAGCACTTTGGCTGCTACTCCAACGGCTTGGCACGGCAATAATAATGGTACAAGCGGATCAACTAATGCACCAACTTTAGCAATGTCTACGCAAACCCATTCTACAACTGTGAAAATGACCATTAGTGGCTTTAGCGGTTTAACAGACAATAGAGCCGCAACGATTACTGTAAACGGCCTTGTGTTGGATTCGGAGTTATAGAAATGGACGAGATGAATATTACATCTGCTCAGTATGTCATTGACGTAAAGACGAATGAAAATATTGGCATTCTTGCAGTGATTGATGGAGAGCAAAAGGGTGTACCTCTTGCCTCCGGCAACCGCCACTACGACGAAATTATGCGGCAAGTAGAAGCTGGCACTTTAACGATTGAGGACGCTGACTAATGGCATATATCGGCGTAGACCCAAATCTAGGTGACATCACCTTCCAGAGATTTACCGGCGACGGGAGTGCGACGGCGTTTACGCTGGCGCAAAGCGTCGTGTCTGGCGAGGCAATGCTTGTCACCATCGGTAACGTCGTGCAGGAGCCGGGAACCAACAAGGCGTATACGGCGCAGGGCAACACCCTGACATTCTCTGCTGCCCCTGCTAACGGCGACGTAATTACTGTGCGCTTTTTTGGCCGCGCTGTTGATCAGCCAACCAGCTACGCGATGCAGCTATTCAAGTATGTGGCTACGAACAACCAGACGGCATTTACGGGGGCGGATGCAAATGGTGCGATACTGGCTTTTAGTGGTAACGATGTCGATGTTTACCTTAACGGGGTGCACCTGGACAGTTCAGACTTCACGGCCAGCAACGGAGATACAATCACACTCGGCACCGGGGCCGCGACTAGTGATGAGTTGGTGATCCGCGCCTTTCGTGCGTTCACGGTTACTGATACAGTATCGAAGGCGTCCGGCGGCACGTTTGCTGGTGAGATTACCGCAACGTCCTTCCAGACCACGAACACCACGGTGGACACGGCAGGGTTCCGCACCAGCGACCAGACTATCAGCGAGAACACCACCATCGCCGCCACAAAGAATGCCCTTGGCATCGGACCGCTTACGATTGCTGATGGCGTAACCGTAACGATTGCCAGCGGTGGCAATCTGACAATCCTGTGAGGCGCGTATGGCTTCGATTCTGAATGTAGACAAGGTACGGGCGACGGGCAGTACGACGGATGGTGTTCTAGTAGATTCATCTGGTCGAGTCACAACTCCTGCCAGACCCGCTTTTTTTGCTTATCTAACCGCAGACCAAACTATGTCTATTGGTAGCTGGGATAAGGTGGATTTTAATGCCACGGATTTTGACACTGGTTCAGACTTTGACAGTTCGACCAACAACCGTTTTGTTGCTCCAGTAAACGGCGTCTACCAATTCAATACATCCCTTAATGTTGATTATAGTAGCGGAAGTAACACTAGAGTTCTTGGTCGGTTTTACAAAAACGGTTCGGTGTATGCACAATTTGCACACGAAACCTTATACGCTAGTGACCGAGGTATTGTTTCTGGTAGCGTCACCTTAAAACTTGATGCCACCGATTATGTTGAAGTCTTTATATACTTAGAGGGCGGTACGACCGCTGTTCTCAACGGCGCTACTCCGTCTAGCAGTAGCGGTTCGCCATCACACTTCAGCGGACACTTGGTAGGTTAGACATGAGTACACTATTCGTAGACACCATCACTGAAAAGACCAGCGGCAACGGGGTGGCCATTGCGGGGCATGTTGTTCAGGTTGTGCATAGCGCAGACGCCACCACTGACGTAAATATAACATCAGCATCATTTACACATACGGGCCTCACTGCTCAAATAACACCTCAATACTCAAACAGTAAAATATTGGTAATAGTTTCTCAACAGGCTCGTCAGCTTATCAGCGGCACAGGTTCAATGACTTCTGACATTCGCCTGTACAGGGATGGCAGTGCGGTCACCGGCACCAATCAAAGACGATTAGAAAGAAGCGGGTGGAATGGGTATGTAACGACATTTGCTGGTTTTGTGTATGAGGATAGCCCTAACACCACCAGTCAAGTTGAATATAAAACCTTCGCGAAAAACGCCACAGGTGATGCAGTCAAGTTTCAACATGACGACACAGATGGTCGAATGACTTTGCTGGAGATTGCCCAATGAGCAGCATACTGAAGGTCTCCGAAATCCAAGACCCGACTAACGGGAACACTGCTTTTACAGTGAACACTGCTGGTTATGTGGCTAGGGCTAAAAACGCCGCCTTTTTAGCGCACACGCCTTCTGACGCCACCCATGACCAAGATAACGTCTTGGGATGGGACACAGAAGTTTTTGATACAGATTCATGTTTTGTCCCATCCACAGGACTGTACACTGCGCCGGTTAATGGCATTTACTGTTTCAATGCTTGCGTCCTTATTAACGAGGCAGCTTTTGGTGTTGGGCTTTTTTACAAAAATGGCGCAAACCTTGTGTCTTTTCAATCTTATAGCAATGGCGGTGTTAACAGAGCTTCTGGGGTAGCCTCTGTAACTGTTGAAATGAACGCTTCGGATACTATGGGTATATACTGGTATGGCTCAAGTTATGGGCAGGCTCTTAAAGGAACTTACAGTCACTTTAGCGGCCATCTATTGGCGGCAACGTAAGGGGAAGGCATGGCAACAGTAGCAGACGCAATCGTAGCCCTCATCCCTGACGAACAGTGGGTGCTTCGTGGTGAGCCGACCACGGAGGACGAGTTCAATGCCATGTTCCGCCGGGTTATTGGCGAGAATGAGAACGGCACCGCAATCGAGTCCGACAACCCTGACAACTGGGGTGTATCGTGGGCCACGGTCTCTGCGAAGAAGGCCGAGCTTGATGCTGCCGAGCCGCTGAAGCTGCTGCGCGAAGAGCGGAACCGCCGCCTTGCGGAAACAGATTGGTGGGCCTCTTCGGATCTGACCATGTCACAGGCCCGGCGGGACTACCGTCAGGCGCTGCGTGACATCACGCAAACCTATCAGTCCCTCGACACTGTCGTGTGGCCTGTGAAGCCGGAGTAAGCGATGAGTAGAGCGCGAGAATTTGCAGATCTCGCCAGTTCGGCAGATGCCGGTGGCATTAGTGGGTCCAATGTCATAATCAATGGTGCGTTTCAAATAGCACAGCGAGGAACCAGTACCACAGGTGGCGGGTTTCTTGTTGACCGCTTTGAGTTAAACATCAACAACACTGACAACATTGCAATAACACAGTCTCAAGATTCGTCTGGTCCTAGCGGCTTTGCAAATAGCTGGAAGATACTCGCTACTACAGCAGAAAGTGCTGTTGCAGCAGATGAACGAGTGCGGTTTCGTCAAAACATTGAAGGTCAAAACCTACAGCAGTTTGCGTTTGGTACGTCTGCCGCTAAATCTATGACCCTTTCATTCTATGTCAAATCCAATGTCACCGGCACGTATGCAGTTAATTTAGAACAAGATGATGCGTCACGAGTTATCGGCAGCACCTACACAATTAGTTCTGCTGACACTTGGGAGTTTAAAACAATCACAGTAGGTGGCGATACGTCTGGCACAATCAACGATGACAATGGTGCAGGGCTAGTTGTGTCGTGGTATTTGTTGGCTGGCTCCAATTACACTGGCACAGATAATACATCCTATGGTGCTAGTGCAGACGGCAAACAAGCCTATGGTCACACAGCCGATTGGGGTCAAGACACTAACGATAACTTCTTCATCACCGGCATCCAGCTTGAGATCGGCGAGCAGGCCACTCCGTTTGAGCATCGTTCGTTTGCGGATGAGTTGGCGGCATGTCAGAGGTATTACCAAAAATCATACAACTACTCTGTTGCCCCCGGTACAGCTACACAAGTAGGCGCAACTTACAGCACAACAGAAACATCTTCTAACTACCCTACTGCGGGGTTCACCTCGTTTCCTGTGAAAATGAGAGCAACGCCCACTATTACTAGCTACGATTATGCGGGTAACAGCGGGAAAATAAGGGGCGGCGCTGACAATGTAGCCGTTTACATACAAGCACCGGGGGAATCTGGATTTGGTAACTATGTAAACAATGTGTCCGTTTCTGCAAACTCTGGAGTAGCGCTACATTACGAAGCGGTTGCGGAGCTATAGATGAATATAACATCGGCTAAATATCAAGCAAACTTAGACGGGGAAAATGTGTATATCATCGTCCTAGTTGACGGTGTAACTATGTTTGTTCCTCTTGACCCAGCCAACACGGATTATGCTGAAATCCTAAAACAGGTCGCAGCCGGTGACTTGACGATTGCGGATGCTGACTGATGTTCGGCGTCAACGTCATTGCAGAACGCGCCATCGCCGATCAGGGCATTATGATCCTCGGCGCGGAGACGCTTGACGCCAACTTCACGCAGACAACAGAACAGAACTTTATCTCACCGGCATCACTCGACATCATAGGCAACTCGGAGTTCTCCGCCTTTGCCGCCGGTACAGCGGCTGGTGTGCTGACGCTCGACGCGAACTTCTCGCAGTCACTGGATGCAACCCGTGTTCGTCAGACCGACGCCGACATGATCTCGCAGTTTGATCAGGACTCCGACGGCCTTCTTGTTGCTTCTGGCGTATCCGAGCAGTCGGCTAACTTTACGCAGACAACCTCGCAGAACTTTACCGCATCTGGTGTGTCCGAGCAGTCTGGCAACTTTACGCAGACCAGTGACGGCAACCTGATTGCCAAGGGGCTGTCCACACAGATCGGCGACTCCGTAGAGACGGCGGCGGCGAACATCGTGAAGGAAGCTGACCAGACCATGAGCAGCACCTTCCTGCAAACGTCGGCGGGTATCGGCGTCTTCTCCGGCGACTATGATGTCATCTTCGCCTTCGACCAGACAACCGATGGCCGGTTGCTGTGGGAGCAGATCAACGCTGGGGCTACTAACGAGAACTGGGCGGAGGTCACGCACACTGGGGACTCGTGGACAGAAATCACAGTTGGTGGTACAACTGAAACATGGACAGAAATGGTGAAGTAAATGGCATCCACCTATACAGCTAATAACGGCATCGAAAAGCCCGGATCTGGTGAGCAGTCGGGTACTTGGGGCACGACCACCAACACAAATTTTGACATCATTGACCGAGCGTTGAATGGCGTTGGTGCTATTACGCTGTCTGGAACCACGCACACGCTGTCCACCAGTGATGGCGCTTTGTCCGACGGCCACTATAAAGTTCTTGTTCTTGGCGGCTCACCATCCGGTGCAAATACGATTACGATCAGCCCGAATGACCAGGACAAGCTGTACTTCGTTTACAACAACACCAGCCAAAACGCGATTTTCAGCCAAGGCAGTGGCGCTAACGCGACTATTCTTGCGGGCGACTTTGGTGTTGTCTATGCCGACGGCGCAGGAGCCGGAGCCGCTGTAACCCTGATGGCCTTTCCGGTAGCTACCGCAGACATCGCGGATGGAGCCGTGACTTCCGCCAAGATATTGGACGGCACAATAGCCACCGCAGACATGGCAGATGACGCGGTTACCAGCGCCAAGATAGCAGATGATGCTGTGGGTGCAGACCAACTTGCCAGTAACGCAGTCGTAAATGCGAGTGTTGCTTCGAGTGCTGCCCTTGCCTTCAGCAAGATGGAAAACCTTACGGCATCTCGCGCATTGGTATCCGATAGCAACGGAGATGTTTCTGTAAGCGCAGTAACAAGCACAGAGGTTGGTTATTTGGATGGTGTAACCAGCAACCTACAAACACAGATCAACAACATTGCGGGATACCCGCAAGTCGTTACAGTTAAAACGTCCGGCAGTAGTTATACAATTCCATCCGACGCGCAAGCTGTTCTTATCCGCGCATCCGGTGGCGGTGGCGGTGGCGCAACTTGGGCAAACCCCGGCGGTAACGTCAGTTATAACGGTGGTAACGGTGGCAGCACGACAGTTACCAACAGCACGTTGGGTATCAGCATTACAGCAGTTGGAGGGAAGGGCGGTCAGAACGTGGGCCAATCAGGATATGATTCACAGACAGGTTCATCTGGCGGAGATGTTTTGACCGGATATGGTGCGCCCGGTGGCCGTGCTAACACAAACCAATATGACGTTGCCCCTACCAGCGGGCAAAACGGTGATCTCGTAGTAAAATATGTCACTGGCAGTAATGTAGGCGGCGAAACACTTACATATTCACTGGGGAGTGGCGGCTCGACCACGGACATTAGTAGTTACGTTGATGGCGACCCCGGTTTGGATGGTTTTGTTGAAATTACGGTGTGGTAAATGCCGCTTACAAAGTTACAGTTCAGACCCGGCGTAAATCAGGAGGTCACTTCGTATTCTAACGAGGGTGGCTGGCGCGACTGCGACAAGATTCGGTTTCGTTTCGGCTACCCTGAAAAGATTGGTGGTTGGGAAAAGTACACCAGTAGCACCTATCTTGGCTCCGCTCGTGCGCTGCACAACTGGATTGCACTCGACGGCTCGAACTACCTCGGCATCGGCACACATCTGAAATACTACATCGAAGAAGGTCAGGGGATGAACGACATCACTCCTGTCCGGGCAACAACCAGCGCTGGTGATGTGACGTTTGCTGCCACCAATGGCAGCACCACAATCACTGTTAGCGACACCGCGCATGGTGCGTTTGAAAACGACTTCGTCACCTTCTCTGGCGCAGTATCTCTTGGTGGTGTCATCACCGCTGACGTTCTCAATAAAGAGTATCAGGTCGTGCGTGTTGTCGATGCGGACAGCTACGAGATTACTAGCGCAGTTGCAGCCAACTCGTCTGACAGCGGCAACGGCGGCTCCAGCACTGTCGGCACTTATCAGATCAACACTGGCCTCGACACTTCTGTCGGCGGCACGGGTTGGGGTGCTGGCACCTATGGCCGTGACGGCTGGGGCGATGCAGCATCCAGTGGCCTGACCACAACCAACCAGATTCGTCTGTGGTCGCACGACAACTTTGGTGAAGACTTGATCATCAACGCTCGTGATGCGAACCTTTACTACTGGGACAAATCAAACAACCTGTCCACGGCGGCAGTCGAACTATCCACGCGCACCGGCACTAAGACCAGCGTTCCGCAAATTGCAAAACAGGTGCTGGTATCTGACCAGGACCGCCACGTTATCGCGTTTGGCTGCGATGGTCTGAACAGCAGTGCATCTGCCAACCAAGGCAACGGCACACAAGACCCGCTCTTGATCCGCTTTTCGGACCAGGAGAATCCGCTTATCTGGTATCCCGCAGCCACCAACACCGCTGGTGATTTGACATTGGGTGCCGGCTCGACATTCATGCAGGCCGTAGAAACCAAGCGTGAGATTCTGGTGTGGACCGACACGGCGTTGAACTCCATGCGTTTCATCGGCCCACCGTTCACCTTTGGCTTGCAGCAGCTTGCGTCAAACATCACGATTATGAGTCCGAATGCTGCCGTCGCAACCGAGGACGTTGTGTACTGGATGGGCATTGACAACTTCTATGTCTACGCCGGTCAAACGCAGCAGCTTCCTTGCACTGTAAAGGACAAGGTCTTTTTCGACTTCAACTTTGAGCAGGCCGACAAGGTTATCTCCGGCATCAACTCCGAGTTTTCGGAAGTCTTCTGGTTTTATCCGTCGGCCAGCAGCAGCGACAACGACAGATACGTTGTGTACAATTACGGCGAAAAAGTTTGGTATTTCGGCAATCTCCCCCGCACGGCATGGATCGACCGTGGTGTGCGAACTTACCCGATTGCTGCTGGATCCGCGTATCTCTACAACCATGAATTTGGCTACGATGACGATGGCTCCGCTATGAACTCGTTCATCGAGTCCGCCGCGATTGACATTGGCGACGGGGACAAATTCACGTATATACAAAGAGTGATTCCGGACCTGACGTTTAACGGGTCAACGAATCTTAGCAGCCCGCAAGCCACATTCACGGTCAAGGCCAGAAACTTCCCGGGTGCGAGTTTCGACAACACTGCCTCTGGGGATGCAGTCCGCACGGCAAGCTCTCCGGTTGAGACGTTTACAAATCAGTTGCACCTCCGTGCTCGTGGTCGTTCCTTCGCATTGCGGGTCGAGTCCGAGGCGCTGGGTGCAAAGTGGAAACTGGGTAGCCCGCGCATTGACCTGCGGCCAGACGGGAGGCGCTAGTGTCATCGAACCAGATAGCACCGCCAAGGCTCCCCGAACCACCGTTCGAGTACACGCAGCAATATATGGCTGACCTGACTCGTGCGTTGGAACTGTTTATCGCGCAGGAGCGCAATCCAGGCGAGTTGCGTGGGACAAAGATTACGTTGACTGAACTGCCGACGAGCGCATCTGGACTGGAGACGGGCGCTCTGTATAATGACAGTGGTACTGTAAAGGTAGTGACCTAATGGGACTGTTTAGAAACCTTACGAAAAGCATCGGCAGAATCGCGCCCCTTGCAATCCCGGCAATGATTGGTTTTGGAGTCGGTGGCGGCTCGATGGGCGGCATCGGTAGTTTCTTCAGCGGCATGTCCGGGATGCAGAAGCTGGGTCTTGGTGTTGGCGCATTGGGGCTTGCCGGAGCTTTGGGTGAACGTCGGGAATACGCTCCCGACCCACGCCCTGAACCCGTGGGCAAAGATTTTGCAATCACGTCGCGTATGCAAGACGGCAGGATTGTACAGTTGAATGACCCACAAGACTTGGCAGACTACCGCCGTGAGATTCAAGGCGGCATCGCTACCATGATGCATGGTGGGGAGGTCCACGGACCAGGGACCGGCACGTCTGATTCTGTGCCCGCCCGTTTGTCCGACGGTGAATTTGTAATGACAGCGGCGGCTGTCCGAGGAGCCGGTGGTGGAGATAGGGATATCGGTGCTGCCAGAATGTATGATATGATGGCCGAACTGGAGGCCCAAGCGTAATGGCAACAGCGACACAAACGGTAACAACTAGACTGCCCGAGTTTCAGGAGCAGTATATTGCGGATCTTCTGACTTCGGCGCAGAACCTGTTCAAACCGGTGGACGAGGGCGGCAAAGGCTTGTCCATGCCGTTTGTCCAGCAGCAGCTTGCTGGCTTGTCAGAAGGACAGCAAAAGGCTATTCAACAAGCTCTGAGCGGCGTTGGTACATTTCAGCCGTTTCTTGACGAATCTAAAGAAGCTCTGACTTCTGGACTTGCTCAAGCACAGCAGCTTGCTGCTGGTGCGGGCATGGACCCGAACGCATATAAAGAATACATGGACCCGTACCTCGATGACGTGGTGCAGCGGGCACAAGACGACATCGGGCGCCAAGGACGGATGCAAGAGCAGCAGGCAGCAGCCAAAGCGGTAGGGTCTGGTGCGTTTGGCGGTAGCCGAGCAGCAGTGCTGCAAGGTGAAATTGGTCGCAACACACTAGAGCAGCAGGCTCGTACGGGTGAGCGCCTTCGCAGCGCCGGGTTCTCGCAAGCCTCGAAGCTGGCGCAAGACGCAGCATCCCAGCAGCTTCGGCAGGCACAGTTAACCGGGGGCTTGTCTCAAGGGCTGGCCGGGGGACTGGCTAGTCTTGGTATGCAAGGTCAGCAAATGGGGGCACAGGATATTAACCAGCTTCTCGGTATCGGTAGCCTACAGCAACAGCAAGCACAGCAGGGTCTGAATGTTGCACAGGCAAACGCGCTAGCGCAACAGCAGCTTCCGTTCCAGCAGCTTGGCTTCTTGGGCGACATCTTCCGTGGTGTCCCGGCATTGCAACAGCAAACAACTCAGCAGTACACTCCACCGCCGAGCTTGTTATCTCAGGGCATCGGGTTGCTCGGTGCAGGCTTGTACGGTGGCTTCTTTAACAGCCCGACCGCAGGAGCGCCATCATGATGCAAAGACCGCTTGACCGTCGGATGTTTGCTAGTTCGCAACAGCGCCGTAACATGGCGCGTATGCCACAGGGGATCTTGGCTTCCGGTCCACGGATCATGCAAGCCGCGATGCAACAGGAACCCGTTCGCATGTCTGACGGGGGTTTTGCGAACACTTACATTTTTGGGCCGAACACCCCCCAGTTTATTCGTGACCTGCCAGGTGTACTTTTCCCCGGGCTTCGTGACGAGGGCGACACAACGACACCTAACACAGGACAAAACCCTGCTCCCGGTGTCAATGACCCTGGTCTTCCCGATCCGAACATAGATTCCAACCAGGCCGGGGACGTAAACTTCTTAGAAATCATCCCTGCTCCAGTCAGAGGAGCACCATACCCGCAGCCCGGTGCCATTAACCCCACAACCGGCAAGCTCAAAACACCGGATCCACGCACAGAAGAACGTCGGCAAGCCGCCGAAGACGCTGCGAAAAATGCTCCAAAGCAGGGCGATGGTGATGGTGATGCTGTGTCAGAGTACACCCAAAGGTTGGACCAAATATTCGAACAGCTTGGTGGCAAAAGCGGTGCGAAAAAAACAAGCGACCAGTATATAGATGACGCGATGGACTTGTTGAAGAAGTATGGAATTGAAAAGCCAGACTTAGACGCACGTAAAAAAGACCGTATCGTAGAGTTTTTCCTTGAGATGGCCGCTGGTGACAGCCCGTACGCGCTTGACAACGTGACCGCTGCGGCAAAAACCGCAGTCAAAGGTTTCGCGCAAGACCGCCGTGAAGTCGAGAAGGCGGAACAAGATCTTGCACTGGCTGGCATTCAGATGGGTCTGGCGGATAAGACACGCGCCGAGGCATCCGCGCAGGCTGTGCTTCTGAAAAAGTACGACATATCGGGCGACCTTCTGAAAGAACTCAGCAAGGACACCAAGATGAATCAGATCCGTGGACTTATGGATCTTGGTGTTTCGGAAGAAGATGCAATCGGATACGTCTTCAAAGGTCAGAAACCATCTGTGTACATGGAGCGCTTCAACGGCTTCAAGTCGATGGGCATGAGCGATGGCTTGGCAAATGTTTTGGCTGCTGCCCCGGGCACTACTCTCGAAGCGCTACAGGACAACCCCCAGTTGGCAAAACAAATTGCCAACAGTATCCTCGAAGGTGGCGGCCAGTTGACTGCGGCGGACAAAGCATTGTTGAATTTGGATGCTGACTTTGGTGAAGAAGTGACAATCACTCGCTAGGGAGTCATGCCGTGGCAGAACAAAGAGTTCTTCATAGAGGCAAATATGTTGTCTATGATGACGCCGAGTTTACCCAAGAAGAAGCGCTTGCTGAGTTTGACCGGCGGTTCCCCGAAAAGACTGACGACGAAAAGCTCGTAGCTCCGGAGCGAATTATTGATCCCGCCACGGAATCCGAAGGCGCCCTTCAAGAGTTTGCGGAGGGTTTGGGATCTGGTGCGACCAAAGCCGTGCAGGGTGTAGCCGAGCTTGGGGCCATGGGCATTGACTTTGTGTTTGATACGAACACAGTCCGGACTGTTAGCGAAGCAGGCGAAGACTTTCGCAAGGCAGCCGGTCTTGACCCCGTAGGGGTCGCTGGCACTGCCGGTGATGTTATAGGCCAGTTTGTTGTCCCGGGTCTGGGGGCGGCGGGAGTCGTATCAAAAGTCACTAAGCTCGGCAAGCTGGATAAAGCGATCCGCTCCGCCGGTCGGGGCCGTCCGTCTGCTGCTGGGCCAATGCCTGCAAAACTCACCACCGCACAAAAGACAGGGCTTCGAGCGCAACAAGCTGGCGCTGCCGCAGTTGTTGATGCCATGGTTGCTCACGATGGCACGACCACCATCGGTGATTTTGTCGAGGGTGGCCTTACCATGACCGAGGAAGATATCGGTCTTAGCGGGCGTGAAGAAGTCTTTCGCCGTGCCCGCAACAAGGCTCGTCTTGGTGGAGAGGCTGGCGCGTTGGCGATGGCGTTTCCGTACTTGTTGAGCACCACGGCGCTTGCTGCCAAGCCATTTATTTTTGCTACTGGCGAGGTACTAGCCCCGATAGCAACAAACACTCGCAGTGCCTTGCAAAGAATTTCTGAAGCCACGGGCAACAGTGAAATGGCGCAGAGTCTTGCGGCCATAAAAATCCCACGTCGGATCACGGCGATGGTGCGGGCTGAAGCAGACACTACGGTGGGTGACGCGTATGAAGGCGTCAAGGCACGTCTTCGTTTTCGCGGGAACTTATCACAGGAGGCTGCGGAACGCCGGTCCGCGATCCAGGGTTTTATCGACAGGCAAGCAAACGCGGCGGCCTACACGATCAAGGAACTTGAAACTGCCGTGAACAAAATCTTCAAGGGGGCGGACTCTGTAAACCTGAAGGACTACGGCCCTTTGACCCGTGTCGAAGCGATGAATGCGATATACGGGTTTCTTACAAAAGACGAAGGCTTCTTGGCTAGCTCGGCAGTTCGACAAGCCGCTGCTCGTCGCGCCGCTCGGGGCGATGGTGCGTTTGACCCGAACAACACAGAACACCTGCTTGAAGCACTGCCAGAATTTGCTCGTGCCCCGGCGTTAAAGATGCGGCAGCAGATCGACGACCTGTCGATTAAGATTCTTAACAGTGACTATGGCACACAGAATGTCCAAGACAATGTTCGTGACGAAATCTTGGGCAACCTCGGTAAGTATATGCGGCGGAAGTATCGGGTGTTCGACGATCCGGATTCTTATTTTAAGTCCAACGAGTACAAGAAAAACCGAAGAGAAGTTGCCCAATTTTTACGTGAGAACGAGAACACTGCTCGTGAACTTTACAACAAAGTTGTTGCAGAAGCGGGCGAGTTAGGCACTCCGATCGAAGCTGGTGGACAGGTAACTAATCGAGCGATCAACGAGTTGATCGATACGTTTGTTAACAAGTACCGCAACAGCGAGGGTTTTCTTCGCAAAGCTCCAAACCTCGACCGCACGGTTCAACAGCGGATGAGCACAATGATGTTCCGTCCGCGTAAGCTGGAAGAGGAGCAGTTACGTAAACTGTTGGGGGAGATTACCGACAGTCCGTCCGAAGTGTTCACCAGAACCGTCGGGGAACTAGCGGAAACTATCGCTGTCGATAATTTTTACGGATTCATGCGACAAAATCGTGGACAAATCCTTGAGGACGGCACTCGAATCGGCGGTGATGATGTGATAGACGGCACTGTCTATGACCGGTTAAGCATCGCGGACAAGAACCGTTATCAAATTATGGATCCCGCAGAAACAGGTGGCGGGTTCGGTTCTCTGCGTTCTGCCCCGTCGGTGGATAAAGACGGTATAGCCTCGCCAGCAGAGCTACGCCTGTACACAAGCAAGCCGGTGTTCAACGACCTGACACGTACAACACGTCAGTTCGAAGGACTTAACCTAATCATCGCACCTTTTTTGGTGGGCAAAGGTTTTACACAAAAAGTAAAAACCGTTTACAGCTTGACGACACAACTTCGCAACGTCACTTCTGCCGCGCTGTTCGCCGCAGCGCAGGGTAACATCGGGCGTGGCGCAAACGTATACGAGTCTCTCAGCTTGGTGCTGGAAAATATCCGTAAGTCTTCGCCGGAAGACCGGGCAGCCTTCTTCCAAGAGTTGCAAGAACTTGGCGTGGTCGGGACACAGTCGCAACTTCGGGAGCTTGAGCGCACAATAGATGACGGCTTGGCCCGTATGTCAAATCGCGAGGTCGATGAGTTTGGTGTGTTTCTCGGGCAGTCAAAAGCACGGGGCAAGGGGCTACAGTTTTTGTCTTCCCTCGACAAGCGCGCACGTGATTTGTACCAAGGTGGCGACGACATCTGGAAGATTTATAACTTTGACTTTGAACGTAGCAAGTTAATCAACGCGTTTGGTGGTGATGTTGCTCGGGCGGAAGACTTTGCTAGGTCGCAAGGTGCCGACAGCCTCAACGCATATGCTGCCGACATAGTGAAAAATACAGTGCCGAACTACGAACGTGTGCCGCAGTTTATTGAAGGACTGCGCCGGCTGCCTATTGGTAACTTCATCGCGTTCCCCGCAGAAATTATCCGCACGTCTTTCAATACATTGAACCGGTCTCTTGACGAAGTTCAACAGGGCAGGCGCATGATGGACGAGGCTGGCTCCGAGATGCGCCGGCTTCAGCAGTTAGACCGCGCAGCCCCAGAGGTGCAAGAACAACTGGCGCAGGCCGCCGCGCAGCAACGAGCCGGTCGTAAACTGCGGGACATCGGTAAGCGTCGGTTAACAGGGTTTGCTGCCACAACCATGGTCGTTGGCCCAGCGGTGCAGGAAGCGGCACTTTTGGCAAATGATCTTACCCGTGACAGCATTGATGCGTTACGAGAGATTGCCCCCCCATGGAGTAAGAACAGCACGTTGATCCCAACATCGGTGGATAAAGATGGCAAGATCACGGGTTACGTAGACTTCAGTTACATCAACCCGTACGACTACCTGCGCCGCCCGGTAGCAGCGATTCACAACGCGGTGGAACGCGGAGAAGAGCTTGATCTCGACACTACCAATGTCATGTATGATGCTGTGAGCGGGTTTCTAACGGAGGTCGCCTCTCCGTTTGCCGAAGAATCAATTATCTTTGAGCGCCTTCAAGACATCACTACTCGAGGTGGCGTAACGCGCACCGGCTCCAAGGTTTACAAGAACCAGGATTCAGCGGGAGAAGTTGCCTTCAAGTCTTTTGCTCACGTATTCGACGCATTCCAGCCTACGATTACGTCCGACGTTGTCAGTCTTATGCAAGTAAGCCCTGCATCGGGCGATGTGGAGTTTATTGTGCCCGGTCGGTTGGGGGCCGCGCTGTTTTCTGAAGAAGGGTTGGACCCACGCGGAAACGTGCGGCAGCTTTCCGAAGAAGTTTTGCGTCAGCTAACTGGTGTGGGTGAAGTTAAAGTTACACCGAAGCTGGCATTGTCCTATCGGACTCGTGAACACAACAAAGATGCAAGGGAACCCCAGCAGAACTTTAACCAGCAGCTTCGAGTGTTTTCTAGAACCATTGAAGATCCACAACAGATAATTGAAAACTACCGCCAAGAAAACGAACGCAAGTTTAAGATCTACAACCGCGCTTTTCGGCTGATCCAAAACATGAAAGCGCTCGGAATGAGCGAAGCCGAAATCCGCAGTGCCGCCAAAGAGGAAGGTTTCTCTGGGTTCAAAGATATTGTGCAAGGCAGGTTTGAACCGCTGAACATCGACCGAGGTATACTCAACGACATTGAACAATTCTACGAGAGCGTCGGTCGTTCTTCTGAATTTAATCGGCGCGATCTTTTGCTCGAGTTGCAGGGTATCGAACGAGAGTATAAGCTACGACCGCTGACGGCGGAGGGCGCCGATGAGTTTTTCCAGAATCAGCGGCGGATGTCTTTTCGTGTCAATCCTCCACAGCAAGACGTAGAAGAATCAAATCAACCCACGGCGATGGATCCTCCACCAGCGCCAGTGGACACGGGAGCCGCTACTAATCTCCCTCAAGCGGCTCCCGTACAACCCACAACGGTGACCGCAGCACGGTCCACGATCCAGGATCCAAAGACGCAAGAGTTATTCGACCGTCTGCGGGGAGTAGGTTGATAATGTTTCGTTGGCTGCTAGACTTGTTACGTACACAGCATACCGGGGACATGAGTCGACACCGGGTGCACAGTGCCAAGTACGACGATCTTTGCATGTAGGGGGAACTCATGAACCTAGAACAGCTTCAACACGAGCTTGCCATCGATGAAGGATGCAAGCTCGAAATTTATTTGGACCATCTCGGATACAAAACCGTGGGTATCGGGCACCTAATTACCGAAGATGACGAGCTATACGGGTTCGAAGTGGGCACTACGGTCTCTCAGGAGCACGTCGACGAGCTATTCTACGAAGACATCGAACGAACTGTACGAGATTGCGAAATATTGTACAACGATTTCAACGACTTGCCTGAAGAGGCACAATTGTGCATTGCGAACATGTGCTTCCAACTCGGGCGTCCGCGTCTAACAAAGTTCATGAAGATGAAAAAAGCGGTGGACAATCGGGACTGGGCCGAAGCCAGCCGCCAGATGTTGGACTCCAGATGGGCTAAACAGACTCCGAATCGGGCGATGCGCTTGGCTCATCGGATTCAGGCGTTGGGTGATACATAAGGTAGAACACACCGCAGTCCTTGCAGTGTAGATTCGAGACGATGAAATACTCCTCGTAACCTTCGAGGTCGTGGTCACCGCCCCAGATCACGTCGCCGCCGCAGGCAAAACACTTCGGCATCACTCTAGTCTTCCCACTCAACAAACGTAAAGCCCTTGTGCTGGGTGATCATAAGCGCATGGGTGTCTTGGCATCCTTCGCACTCGAACATGAGAACAGTAGCGTGTCTCCGCACAGATGGATTCCCTTCGTCGTCCAACTCCAGTTTTGATTGCGACACCAGACCCGAGATAGGGTCTGCTGTAACGAAAACTCCTTCCTTGTCTTCGCTTCGACAATACATGAACGTCTGAACGTGGTGAAGGTGTTCATGACTACAGTGTGGGCAGTGTAGCTGGTTGTCTACAACATTGATTTTCATTTTTCTTCTCCTTTTCAATGACTTTTACTTGGGAAATTTTGGCGAATTTTACCCAACCTCGCCCCAGTTTTCGCCAAGCTCGGCGTCCACATCGAACGGCACCTTCAAGTCTGGTACACAATTCTTCATGATATCGACAATTTTGTCGGATTGTTCACGAGAGTTCACACTAAAACACAATTCGTCGTGAACTGTGAGCATCGGCACCAGCCCTTCTTCATAACACGTCACCATTGCCTTCTTGGTCTGGTCCGCACTTGACCCTTGGATCAGTCGGTTCAGTGCTTTGTAGGTAAACGCGCGGCGGATCATACCCTTGCCGCCATATTCTTTGACGGCTTCTTCAAGTGGCAGCGCACGGTTGTAGCCAAATGCTTTTGGCTCCCACGTATCGAACCGGCACTTGCGGCCAAGCCATGTGCGGATCACGCCCTTGTCCATCGCTTGGTTCATCGCCAGATCGGCCATACCTTTCACAAACGGCACCTTGTCGTGATACCTGTGCAACAGCCCCTTGGCGTCGTCCTCGGTGATGTCGAGAGTGCCGGCCAACTTCTTCCGGCCCATGCCATACATGATGCCAAGGTTCACAGTCTTGGCTTCCTTACGTGACACACCTGCCATGTCCGCCACCATTTGGTGGAAGTCGGCGTTGCCTTCGTGGTACATTCGGACTACGTCATCGATCTGTGGATCCCGTCGGGCACCGGTCAGTGTGGCACAGTAGTGGGCCAGCCATCGTGGTTCTTGTGAAGCATAGTCGAAGCTACCCCACTTCTCTCCATCCTCCGGGATGAACAAACCACGAATCATCTTTTTTATTTCGGGGTCGCGGGCCGGGATCTGTTGGAGGTTCGGGTTGGACGAAGAAAATCGTCCGGTAACTGTGCCCCCTTCATCTGAACGAAGAGGGTGAAAATCACAATGGATACGGCCATTATGAGAATGCTCGAGTATAGTTTCGATAAAAGTCGTGTTGGCTTTATTAAACTCGCGAAGGCGTACAATCTTCTGCGCCACCGGGTGTGGGTGATTCGCAAGAAATGCTTTTGTAAAGGCTGGCGCATTCGATTTCTCTGTCCTGTTGTAGTGCAACCCGAGGGCGTCGAACGCCTTTGCTATGGATGCGGCGGCCCACGGCTCCACAAGGACGCCGGTCTCTTCCTTTACTTCTTTAAGTAAAACGTCCTCGCGATTCTTCAGTTCCTTCTGCACATCGTGTGCCTTGTCTACATCAACGCGCACACCTTTTGACTTCATGTCAAGCAGCAGCGGGATCAGCGATGTCTCGAGATCGAAGATGCTGTTGACTTCATCCTTGTCGATGTCTGCCCGCAGCCGGTCCCACAGACGCAGTGTGACAGCAGCGTCCTGCTCCGCGTACTTGCCCACGAACGAGGCGTGTAGCTTCCACATCTCCCCCTTGGGATCGACGCCGTACATAGACGCCGCCGCCTTCAGCATCTTCTCGTTCTTCCACTCACCGAGATACTCACCGGCCAGACTGTTCAGGTTGTACCAGCGGCGGTTCTCGTTCAGCAACGGAGCCGCAACCATCGTATCGATCACGCGACCCTGCACCTCGATGCCGGCCCAGCGTAGCCAGCCCAGATCATACATGGCGTTGTGCATAATCTTATCAATGTTAGGCGTGGCTAACTGTTTCTTCAGCCAGTTAATTACAGTTTTCTCTGGCATGTTGCCGCCGCCTTGATGGCGGATAGGGAAGTAACCAACGAAGTCTCCGGCAGCGACAGCGAAGCCAATCACATAGCCATCATTGCGACACCAACCCGGACCCAAGGTTGTTAGATTCGGATCACAGGTTTCAAGGTCGATCGCGATTCGTTCACAGTTTGTCAGGTCCGGCAGGGATGACGGCGGATACCACTCTTCTTCAAGGTCAAACAGATCAGCTTTCATCGTTCGAAATCTCCCCACCCAATGCGGCGTAGCCAATGATATCGGTCCACGAATCATCCTTGTGCATGTCCTGGGCAAGACGCGCTAGCTTCAGGCCAATCATCATCGCCGTCACTTCGGTCGGCGTAATCTTGTCCAACAGCTTCCTGCGAAGCAGCACATTCCAGATCGTAGCAATCCGTTCATGATTCAGGACTGCCGGTCCATAGTCTTCGGCCCTCGGTCCATTGATCAATTCTTCCGCCTGCTTCAAAAAGTATTCTCGGTTTTTCATATTTCGAACCTGTGGTTGGAGTGTGACTCGACAAGGTGTAACTCTTTGCGGGCACGAGTCATGCCCACATAGAAGGTGCGAATCTCACCTTCGGTGTCCTCGGCTCTTGTTATGACAGGGCTGGATTCAAGCAGGAGGAGGACGTTGTCTGCCTCCCCACCTTTCGCCTTGTGGATCGTCGAGATCCGAATCCTCGGCTTGCCCGACAAGATAGACTCGCCCATCCGCCGCACAGAAGTAATGTAGATCGTCTCCTGTTCGGACACCCGGATCACATCGTACCACGGTGTCTCGGCAGTCGCGTTCAACTCGCACAGGTTCTGTAAATCGGTGAGGTTGTAAGTGGCTTCGGGGTCTAGGTTTGTAAGTTTGCGTCTGCCTGACTTGGTGATGACCGATGACTGGATGATCTTCGAAAAAGTCTTCAACTCCGTGGGAGAAACAAACTGATTTTTGCATAGCCGCAACCACACCTCGATGCCGTTCAGAACATTTGGGGAGATGGACCAGCCTGGCCCCTCGCGCCAGAACAGGTATCCCTGTTCCTTGAGGGTGTTCGCGACCTTGTTCGCAATGTTGTTAGTGCGGGCAAGAATCAACCATTCGCCAGTTCGCAAGTCCACATCGAGGATATCATGATGCCATACCACGGCACCACCTTCTCGAGCCGGATGCCAAACTTTTTCTTGCCGGAATGCCAACTGCTTTACGACATCATTAGCTAGCGAATGCACTTCTGACGGAAGACGATATGACGTTCCTAAAACTACGTGGTCGTCCGATGCGTTTAGGAAGTCTTGAACGTCCACGCCCATCCACGAGTAGATGCACTGGTCATCGTCGCCGGCAAAGTATATGCGCTTGGCGCACGGCTTCATCACTTCGTGTACCATACGCCACTGGAGAGGCACCAAGTCTTGAGCTTCATCCACAATCAGCACGTCAAGCAGCGGACAGTTACCCTGCATCACGAACTGCTCGATCATGTCTACGAAGTCCACCTTGTCGGTCATCTTCTTGTAGTCACGAATCACCTGATCCATGACCTTCAGTTGCTGGAAGTGCAGACGGTAGTCCGTGTTCTTTTCGTTGAACATCTCTTCCATCGACTTGCCTGTCACTCGAGCAAGCTGGAGGATGCCGTGATACTGATCGCCCTTGGACTGACCAGCCGAGAACAGGATGCCGTCGTCCATGCGGACAGAAGCAGACGAGAGCATGGGCAGGCCCAGCAACTCACCGACCTTGTTGTAGTCTGCCCCTTTCATTACTTTCTGGCCGCTAAGACCAAGGTTCTGGAACGCGAAGGAGTGCAGCGTACGGAACCAAATCATCTGCTGCTCGTTGATGCCCAGCTTCTCCGCAGCACGATCCCGCGCTTCCTGTGCAGCCTTCTTGCTGAAGGACACGAAAGCAATTTTGTCGGGCGGCGTTCCACGGTCCAGTTCCTGCTGAACGATGTTGATCAGTCGCGTGGTCTTGCCCGTGCCTGGGGGTCCAAAGATTGTGGTCTGCATCAGAACGGAATCTCCTCTCCAACTACATCGATCCCCGGCACATCTACTTCTTGATGGGTGGCTGGAACCCACCACACACGAAGCTGCTTCTGCTCCCCCGTCGTGGTCTTAAACCGTTTGTGCCCGTTCGCCTGCCCGCCGTTGTTCAACTCTTTCAGGCGCTCCTGTATCTGGCCCCGGCTATAGCTGTCGAACTTCTGGTTACGCAGGAACTTCATCAACGCTTCGAGCTTGAAGTACGTCAGCCCCTCGTCCTCGTCGGTGTACGGCTTGCCAAGAGCGATTTCCTCCGCCGACTGTGCCTGCACCCGGCCATCACAATACGCCTCGACAAGCTCGTTAAACTGACCCTTGTATGTGAGTTCGTGCGGCACATCGATGTGGTTCATGTCGTCCATGAGCATGGTGACGATGGTCTGCCAGTCTTGCATCTTCATCATAGGAGGCATGACATGAATCTGTTCCATGCATGCCTTCTGGAAACGCTGCGGTGTTTGCAGATCGTCGGTTGTCAACTCAACACGCCGACCACCCACGTCGCAGAACCAGACTGGTGGCTCGGACTTCACAACACATAGCCCTGTAACGTCTAGAGACATGCTCGTGACGCCGATACCAAATTTCTTGGTCTTACACAGCGTCTTGTTGCAGAAGCTCCTCAGTGGCTCCTGATCGCACGGGAATCCGTAGTCCTTTTTTTCGTGTTGATTCTGGATCGTGACGATCTCGGACGCCGGTAGCGGCGGGTTGGCAAACCGCTGATTGATCTCTTCGAGTCGTTGTTTCCATGTCTCGGGCTGCTCCTTCTTGCACCCAACCGCAGCGGCAAACATCACCGTGTTGCGGGTGCCCTCGGGAATGCCCTGCCCGAACATACAGTTCAGGCAGGGCGCCCATTCCTTGAACTCGTCTTCGACAACCCCGAAGGTAAGCGAGATGAACGCCTCCGGGGTAACGGCACGACTGTCGGCGAGATCAAGAAACTCCTCGAGAGACGCAGCAGAACCATCCTCGAGGATTGCATGGCGCAGGGTTTGTTCTGCATCGAAGTACGGCAGGTTGATAAAGTTACCAACGTCACCGCGCTCGTGCAGAACCTGCTCCTGCTTCGGAAATATTTCACACCGGCCATACCCAACATAGGCGGCGATCTCCGAAGCCTTGTCACGGAACTCCCCTGCGCTCATGAACTCCGTGAAGAAGAAGTATATGTGTGCCCCACCAGACTTCGAGCGACAGACCACGGCTGGGATCTCGAGGTCACGCAGCCGCCGGTCAATAGCAGCTAGGTCCAGTGGGTATTCGTCAATGTCGAGGACACCAAACTTGCACTGGTTGTCCTCGTTGATAGGTATCGAACCTACACCCTTCACACCGTTCAGATGGGACCGAATAAGTTCGAGAGTAATCGGTGTTCGAACTGTGCGGGACTGTGCCTTCTGTTTACCGGCCCGCCGTTCTTCTGAAATAATTGTCTGTCCATGTGCCGATTTGAATCCTTCAAACACGGCCATGAACCTTTCGTCCAAGTTCATAGCTGTCCCCTTTGTTGGGTTAGGGCAGGGGGTGGGCACACACCCGTTCTGGTACTGCAAGACTCTATGTGAGCCGCCATGTCGCAAAACTGTGTCAGTATCCGTAGCCTTGAGTGTGCCCTTTTGTCCGCCTCCCCCTGTCAGGCGCGGTCTAACCGGCTTACGTTAGAACGGGATTTCATCTGCCTCTTGCTGAGACGAGGACGCCGAGTTCATCTCTTCGGCGGTCCCTGCGGACGTTTTGATTTCTCCCTTCCGGAACATTTCATACAGACCCTTACACTCCTGCACCGCTGCTGCCGGCACACTCTGAATGTCAAGCTGGGAGATCGAGTAGTTGAACCACGAACCCTTGTCGTTGCTCTCCTGCACGGTCTTCAGGTTCCACACAGTTGCCCACATCGGCGGAGTGAACAGACCCTTCTCTGGGTGCATCAGCTTCATACCCGCACGGCGAGTGTTCCACTGCTTGGCAACCTTCATCTGAGTCTTCTTCATATCGAGAATCATCTGCTGGGTTGCACCGTTCTCGTCGATAGCCACGACCAAGAACTGGGCTGCACGAACCAACTCGTTACCCGACGGCAGGATTTCATTGGCACCCACCCGATTCGCCTGACGGATGTCAGGATTGTTCGGATCGATCTCACCAAGGAAGCCACCACCAGACTCACGCAGTTGGAACTCCAGGAACTTCATCTCGTAGGCGCACGGGATAATCGTCACGCCTTCGTCGCCTTCCCAAAACTGCCCGGTCACAGTGTTGAAGATGTCACCGGCAGACGCACCCTTGATGAACTTCGAGTCCGTCTTGATCAGTTGCGGGGAGAGCGGCTGCAAGATCCGCATAAACGGAATCTGCATATCCTCGGAGGTAATATTCTCCATCCCCTGACCTGCACCAGCGTACAGATCGTCCATGAGATTTGCGGGTAGCGACTCCGCCTTTTTCGCTACAGCTTGCTTTTCAGCCATCGTTCTACGTCCTCGTAATCTTAGCTTCAGTTCCTACAAACACACCGAACTGGTCGAAGTCGATATCCTGACCCGACTCAATGCGGTTACGGACCCACGCCTTCAGCGTCTGCGGATGGACATGGGTTTTTTGCGCGGGGTCCAGACCATACTGTTGGCGCAAGTCTTCAACCACGGAGCCAGCCATGTTGTCCTGCCCTGTGTTGAATGACACGGTGACATCGTGCTTGATGATGTCGCCTTCGCCGATGGAACGGAGCCACGCAAACGCTTCGTCACGCCTGTCATCTGGGATGCGGGCATGCACGAACTGTCGAAGCGCAATCTTGTGCCCTTCAACTGTGACAGATTCCATACCCATCTCCTGCATCAGAGCGGGGATGTCCTCTTCATTCACCTTGCGTTTCTTGAATTTAAGATCCTTGAGGTATTTTTCCGCTTCCGCGATTTCCTCGTCGATCTTGAGGGATGCGCGGATGAGATTGGAAAGGCGGGAACCTTTCGTCTCATCCACATTGTCGAACTTTTGGGCATCGACTTCCTCGTCAAACAGCGAAAACACATCGCTCATACTTCTTCTCCTTACGTTAAAGTTTAAGCCCTTCGGCTGTCGTGCGGCGACGATTTCTCGCCGCCGCTGGAGGGTGATACACGAACCACGGTCCACGATCAATCGATATTTTTGCCCTCCGATTCAAAAAACTTCTTGAGTATGTGCGCGACTTGTTTGCTCACACTCCTGTCATTTTCGTCGGCCATCTGCTTGAGCATGGCATACATGGGCGCCGAGACGGCAACGGTTTTCCACTTACTCAAATTCACCTGTTTACTCCTCGGTGCATGTCTGTTACGGTCGCTCACAATAATCTATACAGCGGGGAAGTCAACAACATTATGCGACCACACAACAAAAACCGAGATGGTCAGCGATCAGAACTGCTGGCAGCAGAGTGGTTGTTGTCTCAAGACTGTTATGTTTACCAGCCGGTGATGGCACAGGGGCCAGTGGACCTTGTTGCCATATCGCCGAACGGAAAAACACACTTGTTCGACGTAAAGACTCATGCGTTTCGTGCGTCCGGCACATCAATTGCCCGCAAACTAACAGACGTTCAACGCAAACTAGGTGTGCGCCTGTTATATGTTGACCTCGAGACTGGTGCTGTTGGCCTGTACACACATCAACTTTCGAACAATCCCGTATCCACAGAGAAAGCACAGAACCGTCACTTCAAGGGGAAGAAAGCTCTAACCATTTCCGAGCTTCTTCGCCAAGAGCCTTCGCCGACAGATCAATCTTGTCCCGAAGAGCACGAACAATCCTCTGATCAATCGAACCCGGAGTGATTAGGTCGACATAGGTGACTCTGTTGTGCTGCCCGATCCGGTGACACCGATCCTCGGACTGCATCCGAGTCGCCAAGTCGAAGTCGTTGGCGTAATAGATCACGTTTGTTGCAGCCGTCAGCGTCAGCCCGAAGCCTGCGGTCTGCGGGTTTGCCACGAAGAACCTGGCGTCACCGAACTGAAAGTCATGAATCGCCTGCTGGCGCTGTTCATCGCTCGTGTCCCCAAAATATGTGACCACGGACCCCGGTCCATGGATTCGTTGCAGTTCGTCCGCAATCTTCTTGATGTCGTAGCGGAAGCGTGACCAAATGATGATCTTGCCGGTCATCTCCTCGATGGTTTCTTTCAGCGCATCGAGCCGCTTGGTGGGGAACTCGATCAAGTCGCCGTCATCGGTTTTGATATGCCCGCATAACACCTGCTGCAAGCGCAGCAGTTGTGTGATCACAGCCGGCGCTGTTACCAGATCGCCGTTGTCGAACATGGCAATGGCCTGCTTCTTCAGTGTCATGTAGTGCTGGCGCTGCTCGTCAGTGACGCTCACCTCTCGGGTGGTGTACACCTTGTCGGGCAGGTCTAGTGCTTCTTCCTTGGTGACCCGGTAGGAAAACGTGTCAAGTTTCTCCGATAGTTCTTCAAGGTTCCGATAGCCCACAATCTGTAGAAAGTTATGTGCGCCCATGCGCTGCGTTTTAGTGACCGCATAACGTCCTTGAAACGAGTAGTACGAGTCAAAGCCGAGAAGTCTCTTGTCCATGAATCCGCACTGCGCGTAAAGGTCCATGGGTGACTTCGTAACAGGGGAGCCGGTGAGGATCCTTTTGTATGCAGCTTTTGCACCGAAGAGGACCAGCGTCTTAGTGCGTTTGGCTTTGGGATTCTTGATTGTAGTGGACTCATCAACAGCAAGTAGGAAACTGCTGCCCTGTGTGAACGCGCCCACAAATGCGGGCAGCTTTTTAGACGCGAACCCTTCCACATTTGCCAGTAGTATGCGGAGGACACCACGCTCTTGAACGCCAGACTGGAGACGTTCGGCTTGCGCTTTGTTGGGACTCGGATTCCATACATAAATCTCGTGCGGAATGTTGGTCGGGAAGTGGGTGGGAATCTCCGACGTTTCCCAGTTGCGGTAAACACCTTTCGGCGCAACAATAACCGCTGTGTCAATGCGGCCCTGCTCGTAGAGCCAGACCACGTTGTCAATAAGAACCTTCGACTTGCCACATCCCATCTCCATAAAGTAGGCGTAGTTGCGCTTGTCGTATGAGCGCTCCAGAGCCTCACGCTGGTGGGCGTAAGGCTCCGTGCGGTAGTTAAAGTCAGGGACCATCATTGACGCCTTGATCTAGGATAGCCTTCTTGGCTACCTCCAGATAGAACAGAATGTCAGCGACATCCTCTTGTGTCGTCATCATCTTGATAGCACCTGTCTCCTTGTCCGATCCCAGAATGACAACGTCATCCAAGTTTCTTCCTGCAATGTCGCACAAGACTTCGACCGCCGAAGCGTCGATCTTGTCGATGTTGGGTTGTTCCTTCGAGAAATAAATAATGTTGTCGTCATTCATAGGCGCACTCTCCTTGGCAGCAGTCATCGATCACACTACCACAGACAGAACATTGACGGTGGCCGTGAACTTCTACAACAGAAGCAAGCGGTGTGCCACACCGAGGACAGGCGTTAGCCATTTCTTGTTGATGAATTTTTTGCAGCAGCGCCGGACGTTTGTCCGGCACTACGTGGTGGCGACGGATGTCGCGCCAGTTTGGATCACGTTGTTTCAAAGTTTTTCTCCCTCGATCTCCACGCATACACCGTGCGCTACCACCGAACCCGGCGGGAATCTATGATTCATGTACGAAAACATCTGTTGTATGCGCTCTCTGCATTGAGCTTCTGTTGCATACGGTCCCCTGTTGTCTTCGATGTGCCCGCATCTGGGTGGCCCCATAACTTGCACACAAAAGTTTACGACAACAAGAAACGCTACCATCAACTCAACCCCGCAGAATCCTGTCCCATGCTTCCATGACTTCTTCGGACCTACCCGGACCATAGTCGTCAGGCCACTCGTGAATCTTGTCGAGCATTTCGCTAACGCACCAGTCGATCACCTGAACGGCGGTGCTCCACTCCATCTCTGGCTCTGTTTTTGCCTCTGGCATTAAATGTGTTTGGTTCATGACCAACCTCCTTGAAATAACATGGCGCACACAAGTGCCCATCTCTCCAGATTACGTCCGCCCGATCACCACATTTATCACAAGTTTCTTGATGATAACTGATGATACCTGAAACTACAAGCTGCCTCATTGTAATGACCCAGCATTACTGATGACATCGTCGATATCGACCAACGGTGTACAACTAGGGGGTTGACTTACACCGTTGATCTGTAATCCACAACATCGGCACACGGTCGCCGGTCCAGGGTCCATGGCTGTCTGGCATTTCGGGCACAAGCCCATGTCCAGACGCCGCTGCATCGTGCCGTCACCCTTTTCAATCGTCATCGTCATTGGCCCTCGCCTCCACTCGTATACATATCGCCTCTTGATTGATAGGCATCCGCTCCCAAAAAATCTTGGTCGCTGCCACATGGCACTCGGCCACGGTGTCGTAGCCACCAAGGGATTTGGTTTCGAACGAATCCGAATCGAAACCATACCCTGTGACTAGCAACAGAACCCAGAGGGTTTTCATTCTTCTTTGTCCTCCTCTTTCACATCCTCGGCAAACACCCAGTCAGCCCAGTACGAACCAGTCTTCTGCGGCGGCTTGAAATCAAACTCCTTATGCAGAGTATGGATGATCGCCTCCATCTCCCGCAGATCCGACAGCCACATGTCGTTGCACTCCTCGACTGTGTTTTTGATGCGCTTCAGATCGTTGTGAATCTTCAGCAGCATCATCCTCATGTCGCGCGTCACGCGCTTATCGTATACGCTCATGTTTCTTTACCTTCCTTTTTTTCAGCTTCTTGTCTAGGCGGCGTAATGTTCTCGCCGATAAGTTGGACCTCATGTTGGGGTCAAATGCATCAACCCTACTGTTCTGCACCTCACGCCGGAGCGGCCCTGTCGCTCGTATCTTCACCTAGAATCTCCCTTCTGTAGGTTTCGTCTTCATAGGCACACTCGTCGCAACGGATGTCCCCAAAAAATGTTGTGAAATCTTGGCACTCATGGCCGCACCAATCGCAAACCAAATACTCGTCGCCCTCGTCTTCATCCATCCCACTTCTCCTTTTTCGGTCCACGAAATATAAATCTGCGGTGGTGTTCCATGTACCCCCGACGCCGTTCTCCAACAGGGCCATTCAACAGACGTTCAATGTTCGCTTCGTGCTGAAGACCCAGTCTTTTGAACTCGTCACCGTGAATCTCTATGCTCCGCATCAGCTTGCCGTCGTCGGTGAAGCTGATGTAGCCCTGATCAAACAGCCAGTCCGCATTGGGCGTCAGCATCAACACATTCGCCGCGTCTTCTTTTTCCTGTAGTGTCTTTCCGTCAATCTCGTACAGCCCGCAATGACTGCTCGGTTTAATGTGACTCACAAACAACATGCGGTGATTCTTAACTCCCGTGAATGGACAAGTAGGATTGAGCGACAGCATGTGTGCCCGCAGCTTCTGCTGGTACGTCCGCTGCTTCACCACAGCAGTGCGTTCGGTCTCTTTTGACTCCGGCTGCGGGACAATCTTGTTGTCGTTGCTGGCGGGCGGCTCCTCGAAAACATCCGCACTCGATGCGTACTTACGCAACTCTCGCAGATCGATGTCACCATCGATGTAAAACTCCGGACCCACATGCACCAGAAACCGGACCAGCACCTTCGCACCCATCGGGCGCATGTGCCTCGTCCACTTCCCTCCTCGAACATCAGGGCGCTTCGAAACAAAACTCTGGTTGAACACATGCTTGCTCCATGTGTCCCCCCGAGCGTACTCGAACAGCCTGTTCATGTCGGCACTGAGCCTTGTGCTGTTCGACACCGTCCGCAGGTTTGGAATCAAACCCAACGCCTCTTCAATGGTCTTGCAGTCAGCAGCCGCAATCTTCTTGTTTATTGCAATTTCCTTTTTGGTAATGTTCTCGCCCACACGGAACCGACTCTCTGACTTCGGGTTGTCCCACCCGACACGGTCATGCCACATCTCTGTCTCAGGATGCTTTTGATGAGAGTCCACGGTCCACGGAACAGGGTCTTTCTTCTTCGGCGGGGGCGTATCCACCGGTATCTCTACTGGTTTCTTCATGCCCTCTTGAAGTGCGCGTATCCTCTGCACACGCTCCTCATTCGACAGGACATCCGGCGGCTGCTCGACTCTTCGATGTGGCGCGGCGGGTGCGCGCTTGCGACGAACCTCAACTTGAACGGTACGGCGCGCGCCACCTGTGACGCCCGCGCGCATCTGTCCGGCGTCAACACCGCCAAGGGTCAGCTTACTGCCCGACAGGCTGAGTTTTTTCTGCGTCATACCACCAACTCCCCATCGATGTACTCGCGGTCCGGCCACTTGTAATCCATGCCGTCACCGTTATCCTCGCTCGTCGGCTCGTACTCGAACCGGTGACCATCCTTCTCCCACTGCACGTGCAGCAGCCCCCA